CCCGCGCTGCCGACCCAGGTCTTCCCGCTGCCGAACCCGGCCACGAAAGCACGGTACTTCTGCGGAAGGGCGAGGAACTTCGCTTGCGGCCTATTGAGGGTCGGCATCGGGCGCGCTGGCGTCCTCGACAGTCACCTTGACCGAAACCGGGATAGTGTCGTCGCCCGGGTCGCTCTCGATGTTGAAGGCCTGGCGCTCTAGCTGAACGATCTTGTGCATGGCGCCGGCCAAGCTCTGCATGGTGGCGGCGCGCGAAGGCAGGGCGACGGCTCGGAGCATCATGTTGCGGCGCTCTGGCCGCTTATCCTTGGCCGTCGCGTCTTCAATGGCCTCGGCGATCTCATGGCGATTGTCCGTCGCTTCCATCAGCTCGTTGAACATCGTGGCGATCAGCCGCCGGCCGATGCCAATGTCGCGCCGATGGGTCTTGACGACCGTGGCTTGCGTCTCGCTGGCTTCCTCGACGATCTCAGCGTCGGTTCGCGCTTGTTGTTCCTGCGAACCCCCTCGCGAACCCATCGCGCGAACCAACTTGGCCCGAGCCGCTTCCTTGACCTTCTCAGTCAGGTCGCGTTCCCAGCCATAGGCCTTGGCGCGCTTGCGGATCGCGGTGTCGCTGACGCCCTGTTCTCTGCCGATCTCGCGAAGGGAGAGGACGCCGGCGCGATACAGGCGCTCAATGGCCTCCCAGTCGGTCTGCCTGGTCAAGGGCTACCGCCCCGCCAGGACGCGCCCGACCACGACGGCAGCGACACACCCGGCAACCATGCCGGCGATGAACACTACGGCGAGGCCGGTTACGATGACGGAGCCGATCGCCGAAAGTATGGTGGTCACGACCTGGGGGCCTTCGGCACTTCCTCGACCATAGCCTCGAACCCCATGCCGCCAACGAAGGCGGTGAGGCGTGCGAGGGCGACCGCCAAGGCCAGCCTGAAGCGCAGCGTCTTGGGAACGCGGACCTTCAAGGTCAGGCCAGACATGACCGTCTTGGCGTCGAGGGTGATGGTGCTGGAAGCCATATGTGGTCGCCTCCCTGATTATTCCGACTTACCGACCTTCAGCGCACTAGAACCGGCGAACCGGCGGGGCCACGCTGTTGAGTTTCCCGGGTCGATCGTTTTGGTTCGGCTCACCTGTCGGGGTGGGTCTGAGCCGGGAATTGGCCCCGGATAGGTTTCGCGTCCCGGCCCGCCCTGGTTCAGGGACCTGCTGTAGGATGTGACGGCGGACGCGAAGGCTGGCGGCTGGTCTCTTGGCGCCCCGAGGGGTGTTGCCAAGGTCGGGCCGGAAACGAAAAAGCCCTGCGCGGCGGAAACCGGCAGGGCTGATCTTCTGACGCGCGAAGCGTATCTAGGCCCTTTGATGCCTGAACCCGAACGATGGGTCAAGGGGTGGCGTTTGGCCTGCGGCTAGGCGCCACATCTGGGGCGCGGCCGAGCGTCCACTCCCCGTAGGCCTCGCCCGTAAATGACCGCTTGCGGTGACGATAGGTCGGACGAGCAGCGCGGGCGTCCATCTGCTCCTCATAGCTGGAGCCGATCGTGGTCAGGTCGATCCATTCCGGTTCAATGCTCATCCCGCCGCCCTCATAGCCGCATCCACCTGATCCCGCGCCGATTCCAGCCGGGCCTTGGTCGTCGGCTCGCCTTGGTCCTTGACGGCCCGCGCCGCCCTGATGTTCAGGGTCGCCGCCTTGAGCCCCATGATCAAGCTGTTCTTGGTCGATGGGAAGCCGCGCCGCAGGACCGTGGCCGTCTCGCGCAGGCGCATGTCCTGGCCGCAGACCCGGTCGAGAACCTCAATCTGGCGCTGGGTGAGCTCCAGCCGCATGACCGCGAGAACCTCCCCGGCTTCGATGACCCGGATCTGTGGCCCCTTGGCGCCGTAGCCGCCCGCGCCCTCCCCGCTCCGGCCGGTCATGCCCTCGGCGACCTCATAGGCGTCCCGATAGGCCTTGGCGGTGACGTGCAGGTCGTCGGCGGACATCGGACCCAGCGCCGGCGTCATGTGGCCTTCCTCGAACGCCTGCTGGATGCCCTGGCGCGTGAGGATGCGGACGCGGATGCCGGTTTGCTCGACGTCTTCGCCGCGCGCCCGGGCCAGGCCGATGGTCTCGTCGGTGTCGCGCTTGCGGCGGTGCTCGAACATGCGCTGGGCCGGCCGGGCGGTCAGCCTGTCGATCTCGGCCCATGCGTTCTTGCGGGACTCGGCGTCCTTAGCCTTGGCCAGCTTCTCCTGCGCCTTGGCCAGGCCCCTCTCCTCGGCCTTGGTGTAGCGGCCGAGCTGGTCCTCGTCCGACACCAGCTTGGGTTCCATCGCCTGGGCGGCTTGGCGGTCGGCCTCGCTGATCTTCAGTTGGCGTTCGGCCTCGATGATGAGCGCGGCCGCGCGTTGAATTGATCCCTTCCGGTGCAGGTCGATGGCCTCGTCGATCATCGCCATGATGGCGTCGGACACCGCATCGAACGGGCCGGGCGTCACGATCGAGAGGCCGGCGACCTTGGTCAGCACTGCGGCGGGCTTCGTGGCGGGGATCATGCTGCGGTCTCCTCGGCCATGCGGCAGGTTTTCAGGATCGCCTTGGCGAGCGCGCGGGCCTCGGAAATGGACATCCATGCAGGGTCTTTGGCGGGGCCGATGGCGTGGACATGGACGATCGGCTCTGCGCCTTCGGGGATGAACTTGGTCGGCCCGTGCGCTGGCGAGAAGGCCACTTCAGCCTTGGCCAACGTCGAGAACAGGACCCATCCCCTGCCGTAGGATAGCCGCTTGTTCTCAGTCGGCGACCTGCGCCCCGTGTCCTTGATCGGCTTTTCCGGCGTGAACCAGACGCCCTTCGCCAGCTTGGCGGCGTAGCGGTCGGCGGCCTTCTCGGTCATGGCGGGGATCATGCGGCAACTCCCAGTGGGGCGGCGGCGGTCTGGCCGGCCACGGTGACGGTGATTTTCTTCTCGGCGAGGTAGTTTCGGAGGCGGCGCTCGATCTCCTTTGCGCCATATCCGGTTCTGGCGATGAGGGCACGGCTTGCGGCGTCCCAGCCGGCCGGGTCGATGTAGCCGGCCACGAACTCGGGGTCGGTCAGGGCCAGGACGCGGTCGCGCAGCTCGGGCGGGCCGGAGAAGCGAGGGCGGTCGATCTCCGGCGCCGTGCCGGCCGCAACCAGCCAGTGCTCGAACTTGGCGTCGTTGAGCCAGATGTGGAAACCCGGGCCGCCGGTGCGCTTGGCGTCTTCGTCGCTGGCGACGTAGCGGGCCACAGATTCGGCCAGGGCCGGGCCGGGGGCGATCTTCAGCGCGGCCTTCCACGCCGGCCAGGCCTTGGCCCGGCTGCTGCGGGTGCGGCCCTTGTCGGTGCAGGCCTTCCACGCCAGGGCGAAGTTCGGATCCTTGGCCCATGGCTCCGGTTTGCCGGTCGGCTCCGAAATCTCTTCGTCGAGAATTTCCGACACGGTCGGGTCGAGCGAAGCCGATCCGGCAGAGGAAGCGATAGCTTCCTTCTTAATCTCTGGTTCTGGTTCTGGTTGTGTCGGCAAATCAGTAGCAATTGCTTGCGGATTTCCCCTTTTCTTTCCGGCACTTACGTTTCCACCCGCTTTTCCGGCCTCTTTCCGCTTACCGGAAGTGTCACGGTACTTTGCGAGGTCTTCGGTCACTCGCGGCTGGGTCAGCTTGCCCCGGACGATCTTGAGCAGCGCGCCGTTGATCAGCTTCGGCTTGATCGCCTCCCACTCCTTCACGGTCATCTTGGCGTAGCCGGCCAAGGTCATGTCATCGGCTGGCAGGCGCCCATCGTTGTTCCAGAGCGCGCCGATCAGCAGCAGGTATGCGCCGTGCTCCTTGGCGTGCCCCAGGTGGGCCGTGTGCTTGTGGTAGGAGCCCCAGAAGAGCTTCTGATAAGGAGGCGCGTTCACTCATCACCCCCGCGCGCCTGGGCGTAATAGTGGTCACGGGCGAGGTTGCCGAACCGGGTCGTGTCGCTGTCGAACGAGAGCTTGACGGTGCCGATGGGGCCATGGCGCTGCTTGGCGATGACGACCTCGGCAAGACCTGCCAGGCGGTCCATTTCCTCTTCCCAGGTCAGATGCTCGGCGGTCCCTTCGCGGGGCTCTGAGCGGCCGACGTAATAGGCCTCGCGATAGACGAACCAGACCATGTCGGCATCTTGCTCAATCGAGCCGGACTCGCGCAGGTCGCTCAGCATCGGGCGCTTGTCGTCGCGCTCCTCGACCTTGCGGGAAAGCTGCGATAGGGCGATCACGGGCACGCCCAGATCCTTGGCGAGGGCCTTCAGGCCGCCGGTGATCTCGCTGACCTCCTGCACGCGGTTGCCGTTCGACGACTTGCTGGTCCCCGTGGCGAGCTGCAGGTAGTCGACCACGACAAGGTCGAGGCCCTTGGTGCGCTTCAGGCGCCGGGCCCGGGCGGAAATCTTGGCGATCGAGGTTCCGCCGCCGTCGTCGATGTGCAGCGGGCAGTTGCGGATCTCGCGCGCCGCCTCGCGGATGCGCTGCATCTCGGTGATGTCGATCTCGCCCTTGCGGATACGGTCGCCGGGCACGCCGGAGACTTCCGACAGTATCCGCCCGGCCAGTTGCTCCTTGGACATTTCCAGCGAGTAGAAGGCGACGATGCCGCCCTGTGTGGTCTTCTTGGTTCCGTCAGGCTGAAGTTCGAAGGCGTAGCGCTTGGCGACGTTGAAGGCGATGTTCGTGGCCAGGGCGGTCTTGCCCATGGAAGGCCTGCCGGCGAGCACGATGAGATCGGACGGGTGCAGCCCGCCAACTTTCTGGTCAAGGTCGATCAGGTCAGTGGGGATACCCCCGATTCCGCCGTCGCGGGTGAAGGCCTCCAGCGCCATCTGGACGAAGCCGTCGACCGCGATGTCAAAGCACTCGAAGCCGCCGCTTGTGGCCTTGGCCTCGGCCAGCGTGAACAGGGATTGTTCGGCCGCCTCGATCTGGGCCAGCGGCTCCAGGGGCTCGTCATCGCCCTCCCCCTTGGCGCGGGCCAGCACTTCACCGGCGACGCGGATCAGGTCGCGGCGGATGGCAAGGTCGGAAATCACCCGGCCATAGTCGCGGGCATTGGCAGCCGGCGGCGCGCGGTCGATCAGGTCGAACAGGTAGCGGTCGCCACCAAGCTCAACCAGCGCGGGGTCGGCCTTCAGCTTGTCGAAGATCAGGATGCTGTCGGCGCCCTGGCCCTTGCGGATGGCGTCGACGATCGCGGCATGAAGGCGCTGGTGGAACGGCTCATAAAAGACGGCGGAGGTCAGGTCCTCGACCTTGGCCCACGCCTCGTTGTCGTAAAGTAGGATGCCCAGCAGGGCCTGTTCTGCCTCTAGGGAGTGCGGCATGGCGTCGGGCGCAACGGTCTGCGCCTGCACCTGCATGAGGTCATTATCGAACGCCATCATGCGGCCTCCCCGCCAAATAGCGGAAGGTCGGCGTGGTCGTCCTGTTTGGCCTTCAGCTTTTCCTGAGACGCCAGACGGCCCTCGCCGCGATAGAAGTTTACCTTGCGGTGGATGTCGGCCACATATTCGGCCTCGCGCTCGATCAGGATGGACTCGAAGCCCTCCAGCATCGCGGCGACGCCGGTGGAGCCCGACCCCGCGAAAGGGTCCAGGACGACACCGCCCGGCGGCGTGATCAGCCGCACCAGATAGCGCATCAGGTCGATGGGCTTCACAGTCGGGTGCTTGGACCCCATGCGGTCGTCTGCGTCGGCCTTGGCGCTGTAGAAGAACCGGGCGGCAGAGCCAGCGTCGCTATATTCGGCGCCGGTGCGCGTCATGCCCAAGCCTTCGCCAGCAGTGGCGCCGCGCGGCTTGCCGATCCTGCTCGGCATCGTTTCGCCGAACGCCTCGACCACTTCATCGCTGCCGTCGTGGATGACGTTGGCGGGCCAGCGGCCGGGCTTCATGTTTCCGACGAACTGGACCCCGCCCTCTTCTGGTCGCCAGTTCCCGCCGGTCTTGTCCAAAGTGGCGCCAGGCTTGAGGCGTTTGACGGTGTATTCGCCACCTAGAGCGTCATCGGAATGGATGCGACATCCGTCGATATTGAGCGCGCCCGTTCCATGCGCCAGGACGTTCCCCGCGACCGTGCTCGTCAGCGGTTTCCGAGCGAGAACCCAGGGCTCGCAGGCGGGCTTAAGGGCGGTGCCCCAGCCTTCCCAGGCAGCAGAGGCAGCAGAGGCAGCAGAGGTGATCTTCGCGCCGGCCGTTGCGTTCAAGCCCACGCTGTTGACGCCGGCCGATCCATTGGTCTTTCGCAATGCAAACGGGCTGTCGCCAACCACGGCGCGCTCGTCGCCATTGGCCCGGTCTATTCCCTTGCTCACGTCGTGCGATTTCGGAAAGCCCGACCCGTAGAGCCAGGAGATCATGTCGCGGACCTCAAAGCCCGCATCCTCGATGGCGCAGGCAAGGCGGTGATAGGTGCGCGTCCCGCTTGCGGCGACGACATGGCCGCCCGGCTTTAGGACGCGCATGACCTCGGCCCAGAACTCGGGCGCGAAGGCGGTCTCACCGGTGTCCCAGGTCTTGCCCATGAAACCAGCCGACGCACGCTTATAGACGCCGCTCGCGCCCTCGCTCTTGGCCTCCGCAGCGTTCGCCCCGCCGAACCGCTTCACAATGGAGACGAGCGCATACGGCGGGTCCGTCACAACGCTGTCGATCGAGTTGTCGGCAAGGCCCTTGAGCACGTCGCGGCTGTCGCCCTGGTGGATTGTGACCGACTTCATGCTGCGCCACCCTTGAAAGCGGCTTCGGCCTTGGCCCTTGCCCCGGCGCGCGGGCCTTCGATGTCAGCGCACAGAGCGCCGGCGAGCTTGCAGAGAGCCGAAGCTGCGACCGTCGTGTCAGTCATGGCAGCGTACCTGCGGAAGAACTCCTCGCCGTGCGCCAGGGCGGCGTCGGGCTGGCGATCTTCGTTCAGGGCGCCGAGAACACCGCTGGCCGTGGACCGGGCGCTCTCGATATTGAGGGCGTCCAGTTCAAGGCGGCGCTCGCGCGTTTTTCCCCGGTCGATGCGGTTCTCGACGGCGTTGAAGGCGTGCGGGGTGCGGCTCATGCTGCGACCCCGTAGGCGTCGAGGAAGTTGACGGCGACCATGGCGCTGCACGACTTGACCAGATCGTGAGGGGAGCCGGCGATCTTCAGCGCATACCGCCCGGCGTTGTTGACACGGGCCTGCAGCCGGCGGCCGGTGCGCAGGCTTGCCGCGATCAGGGCGACGTTGAGAACGGCCCCGTCGAGGGATTGGCGCAGCGCGGCGCGTTCGTGCGGGCTCATAATCCAAGCCTCCGCCACACCTTCACGTCGGCCTCAGACGCCCGGTCGTGGCCGTCGATGATCTCAGCGGCGCGCTCGGAGCCGTGACAATGGCGCAGGCGACGCTCTAGCTGATCCTCGCGCTTGTCGGCCTCACTGATGGACCAGCGGCGGTTCATGGGCGGGCGGCCCATGGCGCGGGCAACGCTCATGCCGCCATCTCCAGCGGGCCATTGAAGCGGCGCTTGGCCTTCTGGTTCACACCGGAGCGGACGACGTTTGCGGCCCAGGTCTTGGCGTCGGCCGCGATCTGGTCAGCCGAGCGCAGCTTCTGGAAGGCGAACCGGGTGTGATCGGCGCAGTAGGGGGCGGCCTCGCGGGTGTTGCAGCACATGAGGGTCTGGCCGTCGTCGGCGGCACGATACAGCGGACAGCGACAGCCGCCGAACCCCGGATGGCTGATGGTCTTGGGCTCGGTCGCGATGGCGTCCAGATAGGTCTCGCGCTGACTGATGGTCATCACGGGGAGCGGCTTATAGGTCCGCGTGGAATTGGCCCCGGTCGGGTTGGGCGCGGACTTCTTGACGATAGGCGCGCGGATCGGGCGCTTGGTGATGCCCAGCACCTCGCGACGTTCCGCAGCGCGCTGGAGTTGC